CACCGCCCTGGAAGACCTGCTGGCCCACTACCGGGCCGGTAGCCGGCCCTCTGAGGCACTGCACCGGCGGCTGGAGCAGACGCGGGCCGCACTTGCCAGGGAGGCATTCAATGACTAAGTCCTGGACGGCCCAGCAGGTCCTGAACTGCCCGGTTGCTGCCGAGGACGGCAGCACGGCCACGATCCGCACCTACCTGGTAGAACTGTTGGCCGCGCTCTGGGACCAGGGTGAGCAGTTCAGTGGGAAGAGGCCACTCGGGGACTCCGGCTGGGAGTACGACCTGCTCTGGGCTCTCGGCCGGGCCGGGTTCATCGCCTATCAGGAAGACAAGGATGAAGGGGACTGGGAAGCGGGACACAGGTTGATCGCCCTGGCGATCAGGGCGTTGGGTGAACCCGGCTCATGATCGTGCTGGTTCCGATCTCCAGCGTCCAGGTCAGCTGGCGGAAGCTGGCCAAGCTGGACCAGGCCAAGATCAGTGTGTACGAAGGGGACTACGAGCGGGGGGACCGGTTCCCCCCGATCCTGCTGGACGACTGCGGCAGCTTCTACACGATCGTGGATGGTCGGCACCGGTTCGCGGCTCAGCGGAACCTGGGCTGGCGCATGATTGAGGCGCAGATCACATCCAAAACTGTCCACAGTCCCGTATACTAGAGGGAGGGTAGGGATGAAGTACACAAGGGCAGCGCTGTACGCCATGGTGATACTGGGGATGTTTGCTGTGGCAACACTGATCATTGGCCTGCTCGTAGCCACACCCAGTACCAGCTGCTGAAAGGAGAACCACGTGATCACTCTCTCCGGTGGGGTGACCTCCGAGCACATCCACCAGTCCAACCTGATCGAAGGCATCAACGACCCGGAAGCCGACAGGGACAGCCGCATGGCCTGGACCTGGCTAGTGGACCAGGATGTCCTGAACCCGCTCACCATCCAGATCCTCCACTGGCTGATCACCTTCAACCAGCTCCCCGGCGAGCACGCCGGGCGGTTCCGGAAGGTGAACGTGATGGTCGGAACCCGTCATTGTCCACACTGGGAGCAGGTTCCGGGGATGATGGACGAGTGGCTGCGTGCGATGAACTTGGAACCCAGCCGGGACCCTCAGGAAATGCATGTGTGGTTCGAGAAGATCCACCCGTTTATCGACGGCAACGGCCGGACCGGGAGGATGCTCATGTGGCGGCACCAGATGATGTTGAACATGAAGCCGACTCTGCTGCGTGCCAATGAGCGGCACAAGTATTACCGGTGGTTCGAGTAGTTAGGAGGATCAATGACTTTCGACCTTCGTAAGATCGACCTGGACGTGCTCAACTCAATCACCAAGTACCCGTCCATCCCCACGTACCACACCCTGGACCCGGGCAACGGGGTGCTCGGTGAGGAACATGTGGTATTCCCACCCGGCTCCGAAGTGGTCGCCACCGAGAAGATCAACGGCACCAACGCCAGGATCATCCTCACCCCGGACGGGCAGTGGCTGATCGGGTCCCGGGAAGCGTGGCTGTCCGCCAAGGGTGACCTGATCGCCAATCCGGCCGAGGGCATTGTGGACGCCCTGTGCGGCATGGCGGAGACCGTGCTTTATAAGCGTCAACGTCGGCCGGTTGGGATTCGGGTGAGCGACATCCTGGTCCTGTACGCGGAGGTCTATGGAGACAGGATCAGCGGCTGGCAGCAGTACGTCGGCAGAAACCGGGGGGCTGGGTTCCGGTTATTCGATGCCATGGTCCTGAACCCGGAAGATGAGGTGTTCAGGTGGCCCCGGGAAAAGATCGCCGGCTGGCGATCTCGCGGCGGGCAACCGTTCCTGAACCGGAACTCGCTGTCGGTGGTGGCGCACCAGTACGACCTACCCATGGTGCCGTTGCTGTTCAAGGTCCCGGCTGAGCAGATCCCGGAGACCCTGTTGGACATGCAGTACTTCATGTCCAGCTACCGTGCTACCCAGGCCACATTGGACGGAACTATCGGCAAGTCCGAGGGCATGGTGCTACGTACCCCCGGCCGTGACGTGATCGCCAAGGCCCGGTTCGAGGACTACCACCGGAGCCTACGACGCAGGCAGGGGGCCAGCCGATGACACCCGAGCCGTATGACCCAATGTGTGACAGGTTCGCAAGGGACATGCCCTACCTGGACAGCTTCCTGGAGCACCCCAACCAGACCCGGGCACGGTACGTGGCTACTAACGAGGGTACGTACAACCGGGTCAACGGGCATTTCCTGTGCGATACCTGCTACATCAAGGCCGGGATGCCTACCAGCCCGTTGGGCTGGGTGTGTCCATAAAGGAAAGGAGGGTGGGCCATGATCTACTGGTACGACACCGAGTTCATCGAGGACGGCCGGACGATTGAGCTGATCTCAATCGGGATCGTCGCTGGTGACGGCCGTGAGTACTACGCGGTAAACAGCGATGCTCCTTGGGATCGGATCAAAGACAATGACTGGTTGGTCCGGAACGTCCTGCCGTCACTGTCGATGACCAATACCATAGGGCTACAGAGGTACTGTGAAAGTGACCCGAACACCCACCCCCGCCCGTCGATAAGTCTGGTCACAATCAATCGGTTGAACAGCAGCGTAAAGCCACATTGGGTGATCGCCAATGAGGTGCGCGACTTCTTGACCGTGGAGCCGGGCTGGAGGAACAACGAGCTGTGGGCATATTACGGTGCCTATGACCACGTCGCGTTGTGCCAGTTGTGGGGTCCGATGCGCAGTCTACCCGATGGTATTCCGATGTGGACCAATGATCTGATGCAACTATGGCAGGCAGCCGGTGAGCCGGAAATGCCAGCGAAGTCCCCGGGCATCCACAACGCACTGGCCGACGCCAGGTGGAACCAAAAACTATGGCAGCTATGTCAGGCTGGTTTCACCATCAAGGATCTACAGGGAAGGAGTGTTGATGGTTCTAGGTCTGATCATCCTGTTAGTGACCAGTAACCTGGCTACCGCAGTTCTCACCGGACTGTTCACCTTACGCATGGAGCGTAAGAACCAGCCACCACAGTCGACCATACAACGTCGGTGGCTGCTAGAGGACTCGGTGTCCTACGTCCGGGCTGTGCTGAATCCTATGGACCCCATGGTCCACCTGTCCTCGGAGCTACGTGGGCAAGGGGAGCAGTTAGTGAACAGATACACCAAGGAGGTGGAAGGCAAGTGAAACTGAACCGCCCAATCAAGGTGACGGCACTAGCCGTTGCCGGGCTCGCAACCGTACTGGCCCTGTCCAGTTGCGGCTACGCGACCCCACAGCCTGACCAGATCGGGCTGTACTACAACCAGGGCTGGAAGGAGGGCAACAACTTCGGCCACATTGTGGAACCGGGCACCTCTGACGACACGTTCGCGTGGAACGACAAGGTGGTGTACCTGCCCACCAGCCTGCGGACCTGGAACATCACCCCTGACGATGGTGGGGACCAGAAGGAGCCGATCGTCGTCCCCACCGCTGACGGGGTGCTGGTACACGTGTGGCTTCAGGCCAACTTCGTGCTCAACAGCAACTTCAACGACATCGATGGGTACGAGGGTGGCACGATCCGGAAGTTTTGGGAGGAGATCGGCCGCCGTTACGAGGTGCACACCAACAAGGGCTGGCGGAACATGATGCTGGTTACCGTTGTGCCGGCGTTGGAGAAGGCCACCACGGATACGGTCCGGGCCTACGAGGCCGACCCGTTGGTGTACAACACCGATGGCATCTACGATGAGGTCCAGGAGGCCATCGGTACCCGGTTCCTGGCGAACCTGGTGCGGCTGTCCGGTGGGAACTTCTTCTGTGGACCGACGCTGGTTCGTGGTTCTGAGGATACCGAGTGCCCTGACCCGGAGTTGATCCTGCGGGACGTGGACTTCTCCAACCCGGCGATCCAGGAAGCTCGGGACCGGCGCCGCACCGAGCAGGAGCTGGCGCAGGCCCGGCTCCAGGAGGCCCAGGGCCACCTGGAGGCCCAGGAGCGGCTGAACGAGGCGATCAACGACCCGGCGTATCTGGAGTACCTGAAGGCGCAGATGCAGCTTGAGGCTGCTCAGGCGTGTGCCGGGTCGGAGTCGTGTACCTTCATCCAAGGGGCAGGAGTTACCCCTACCATTCCCGCTAGGTAGGCTTCTGGTTGCTATGAGCCAGGAGGCCGGGTGCCTCAGGCTTACGGGCGGTGCCTGAGGCACCCGGTTACAACAGATACAAGGAGGAGCAAGAGTGTTTAAACGAGCAATCACCTGGGCCACGGCCCTCGGGCTGGGCCTGGTGGCTGGGCTGGCATTGTCCGCCGCCCCGGCGCAGGCCGAAGAACTGATCCGGCAGTCACCGGTCAGGATCGACCAGTCATACGGGGCGTGCGCACCGGTGAAGCTGACCACCTATGCGGAGGCGTACATCGTTGCCTCCGCTAACGGCCAGACCGTGGTGTCGGAGTCGGCCGGTGCAGCGGTAAAGATCGGCCCGTTCGACGCACCGACCGTGGTGTACTGGCGCCTGTTCGGTGGCCCGGAGCGGGACAACGACTACCCGCTGTGGATCGGACACCCGGACACCTATGGTGGGCTGTCCAATACCGACTTCAAGGACGCGATCAATGCCTACGGCACGGCGTTCGGCGGGTTCGAGTGGACCACATACGGTCCAGTTGAGCTGGACGGGAACCCGTTCATCCGTGACGGGCAGTGGAAGAAGTTCCGGGTCAAGGGGTGCGCGACCCCAGAGGAGCCGACCAGCAGCCAGCTGGAATGCGCCGCCGGTGACGCACCAACCATCGCCGGGGCGATCGAGATCCCGGACACCGAAGGTGTGCAGTACCTGCTCGACGGCGAGGAGATCGAGGCCGGAACCCACGAGCTGGTTCCGGGTGCCTACACCGTGACGGCCGAGCCCAAGCCGGGCTACGTGCTCGACGAGGACGTTGACCACGCCTGGGACTTCACCGTGGCGCCGATCAACGGCTGCCCGGGGACGCCGGGGACTCCGGGGCCGCCCGGGGACCCAGGGGCACCGGGTGCTGATGGACAGGACGGCACCGATGGTGAAGGTGGCATGAACCAGGCCAGCAACGACAAGCAGCTGCCACAGACCGGTAGCCCGGCCCTGCTGCTGTTCGGCATCGGCCTGTTCCTGACCGTTATCGGTGGACTGGGGATGGCACTGCCACGCCTGTGGCGGCGCAACCCCCAGGTGCAGTAACACTGGACTCCGGGCCGGGTGTGGGCGCACCAAGAAGGTGCTGCGAGGGGGCAAAGCCCGCACCCGGCCCAGACCATGTAGAAAGGAGAAGATCATGAGAAAGGCGATTGCACTACTGGCACTATCGGTGGCACTGCTGGCCGGCTGCGCCACCAGTGAACCAAATTCAAGGCCCCTCCTGGGCAGCGGGAGCACGCCAGAGCCGCAGGTTACCTTCCAGCTGCCTAAGGCGGAGGACTTCACCCTGTCGATTCGGATGCTGGAGAAGCACTGTTTCGGCAGTGCCGGGTGCAATGTGGCCTTCCAGGTCAAGATGGACTACGACGGTCCCGAGCTGGACCCGGCCGTCACCTACCTGCTGACCTACCAGATCGGCGGGACCGAGGACACGTACGTGCACACGGCGCGGATCACGGGTGACACCTACACCTCCCAGGACCACTACGCCAGCACCGCCAGCAGCGACGCCGAACTGACCGCTACGGTGGTGGAGATCAGTGACTGACAGGCCGATCGTGGTGTTCAGTGGCTGGCGGCACTGGTCTGATGAAGCATTCATAGAGTCGGTCCTTGACACGTACTGGCTGGGCGGCGCAATGCCGCATATCCGGGTTGGTGACTGCCGCACCGGCGCCGATGCCGTGGTCCGGGGCTGGTGCCAGCGGGCAGGACTCCAGTTTAGCCAGTACGTGGCCAACTGGGACCTGTACGGGCGGTCAGCTGGTCCGATCCGCAACTTTGAAATGATCGTTGGTCGTTCCTATCCGGCCGGGTTGGTGACCATGAAGGGGACCACCACTGACGGGACCTCCATCAACCCGCCCGGAGACCTGGCCGACCTGCTGATCGCATTCCCGGAACCGGGCGCCAGGCCCGGTACCAGCTCCGGAACCTGGGGCTGTGTAGGTGAGGCGTGGCAGGCCGGGGTGGAGGTACATTTACCCCGCTACCCGAAGAGAAGGTTGAAGTGGCCCAAGGAACATTCATGAACTGGGTGGAACAGCCCACGGTGACGTACGTCTTCGCCGAGTCCGACACCATTGCGTTGGACTCCGACACGGAGGCCCACCGGATCAGGGGGCGGTGCCTAGGCTTCGCCCGGCAGCTGGATGACGGGTCATGGGAAACTAAACTGTCAGGGCCGAAGCACACCCCACAGGCGGCTGTCAGCAGGAACGACGCACACAAGCTGCTCAAGCAGCTAGTCTACGGAATGAAGGCACCACGAAGGGTGCGGTGATATGCATGTGCTTCTCTTGCTGGGAGGGTGAAGGGTCCCCCCGGGAGTGGTTGCCTGAGACCGCTCAATTCCTGGAGCTGTATTATCGCCTGTACCGGTTGTGCCCCACTGGCGGTCCACTGCATTGCGAGCTAGACGACTGGAACGTTGGCCACGAGACGATCCGGCCAATGTACGAGATCCCCGTCCGGAAAGCGTCCAACGGGATGGAGATCCCAGGTACGCCGGACCGGTACTCACCAGAAGTTCACATGATCGCGGATCAGATTTCTGAACTACTGAACACGATGACTGTACCGCAACGGTATGCGGCGCTCGCGTACGCCGAACTACTGCTACCGGTACCAGCTAAGTAGCCACATAGTGGAATGTCAAAACTGTGGGGCACCGTTCGACCCGGTTTCGTGCCGGTGGCGGTGCCCCACATGCGGCTGGAAGGACACCTGCTGCGACGGTGCCCCGCTCACTGCTGCTGGCGCCTTGGATGAACATGCACCTGCCAACGCTTCTGCTTGTTGTGCGAATCAGTGCCAGCATTGCGGATTGCCAGGCCATTGACCCAGCGGCCGTCCCGGTAGCGAAGCCACCGACCCAGCGACTTGGCCACCGACGAAGCCCGGCCGGTCTTGTAGAACCGGTCCGGTAGGTCCCCGGGCAGGCTATCCACCGGAAGCCCCGCCTCAGCCTGGAAGCCAGAAGTGGCCAGCAGTTCACCAACAGTCCAGGGGAAGACGCTCTTGACCCGGTACACCGCCTCCAGGAAGTCCGACCAGTCGGTCTCATCGGAACCCACACCCTCTGGCACGGTGTCCGGAGCACCGAACAGGCCCGGAACCTCAGCGTAGGTCAGGATGCCCCGGATCACCTGGTGCCAGGTGGCATATGAGTCAGCCCGGTCCTTGTCCGGGGCCGGGCAACCGGCCACCACCCAGGCCCGGGCCATGGTCAACAGCGCGCACAGCAGGTCCCCCCGCATGGCCGCGACCACTTCCCGCAGTTCCTTGATGGTGAAGTCTGTCCGCAGCCACGGATACTCCTCATTGGAATCCATCCGGATCTCAAGGGTCCGGCGGGGTAGGTCCCCACCAATGGTCACGTTGTTACCGGTCACCACCCATAGCCGGTTGTTCAGCACCGAGATCTGATCGGGTGTTCCTAGCCGTCGATCGTCCCAGCGGCCCGAGGTGAGCAGCCCGGCGAGGATCGGGCTGGCCAGCACGCCGGTCACGTTGTCGATGTGGATCACCGGACCGGTGGTGGTGTCCAGAATAGAGGATATCTGCTTGCGTAGCTCTGCGCCATTCTCCGGCATTTCAGCCCGGAATACCCCGCCGTGTACGATCCGGCACACATCGGCCAGTAGGGTCTTGCCGGTGCCGGGCATCGGTGCGGTGATTGCGAACATCTGGTACGGGGGAAGGACAATAGTACGCAACAGGGGGGTGATCATCATCCCCATGAAGTTGGCCAGGTCGTCATCGGTCTTGAACGGGAACTGCTTCACCAGCTCCCACACCGTGTCCCGGCTGCTCTGCACGTCCTGCCTGGTGGGGTTCGTCGGAATCGGGGGGACAACCAATCCGGGTTCCGGCAGGAACAGGGTCCGGGTCCGTTCGTCATAACCGGGGGTGTACAGGATGGACCCGTCAGGTCGGATCAGTGGCGTGTGGGTCACCGAAGTCAACACTCGAATATGCAACATTTCCTCCGGGACCGATGCGGCGATCATGGCAGCATGGACCGGGACCGTGGCATTGACGGTGTCCCCGTTACTCCTACGCTTGTAACACTCGTAGGCGTACTGGACCTTGCCCGCCAGCCACGCCGGGGTCACCAGCCGGACCTGAGCCGGGCCATCCTCATCCGTGTCACGACTTGGCGGCACATACCCTTGCTCACCGATCCGGGGGCAGTAGACCATGTCCCCGGACCGCATGAACACCCCCGACAGCTTCCCCCGGCCCAGGTTGTCCCGGTACCATTCCGCCACCGTGCCAGCGTTACCTACTTCCAGCGGTTCCCGGTCCCCGTTGCCCGGTGTCGGCGGGTCGTCCAGTCCCAGCACCCGAACGTCGATCGGCTCCACCGGCTTCGGAGGGTTCTTGGTGATCACCCGGGCCGGTAGCGGGTCGCCGTAGCCTCGCCGCCGCAGCTCCCCGGCTGCCGCCGCGTAGTCCCCGCCATGGCTCAGTAGTGCGTACACTGCGAACTTGGACAGGGGCTGCTCGGTTGGCAGTGGTGTGGATGAACTGAACACGTACAGTCGGTCCTGGGTGGCGTCCTGACCGGTGGTGGCGGAGTAGCCGTCCCGTAGCGCCTTGTCCGGCCGGGTCCAGTATACTGTGGAACCAACCTTGTGGTGGACCTGCCAGTCATGCAGCAGCAACGAACTGTCCCATGGCTCCCGGTTGTTGAAATCATCCCCCGGACGCAGACCCTCAGCCGGCTGCCCAGTCGGCACCGGCAGACGTGGCGGCTCCGGTGCCGGCAGCTGCATGATGTGCTCAACGGCGATGTGGAACAGGTCATCGAAACTGTGCAGAACCCCACTGCCACCATCGGTCAGCTGGCACTGCTGATATGAGCCAGGGACTTTCCGGTTCACGGTTCCCACGATCCGGGTGACCCGAGCCAGGTCCTTGACCTCGGTACCGTAATGCCAACCAAGCTGGCTGGCACTGTGGGCGATCAGATCCTGCCACATCCGGCACAGTGACGCCGCCCGCTCCAGGGCGTCGTCATCGGTGGTACGGTACGGCTGCTGGAGTAGCCACCACGGGTACATGCCCCCACCAGAGTGGACCCACAGGGTCGGCTCCGGCAGCCCGGAGGAAGCTATGATCTTCCGGGCATCAGCTTCCGTCTCCGGTAGACGGTGAGGGGACTTGTGGCCGGGGCCAGCAATGTCGATGTCGGCCCACATGCCAGGCAGGAAGGCCGCATCCGACGACTTGCCCCGGGTCCCAGGCTTCAGCTTCTCCCGCAGTGTGGTCACCCGGACGTAGATCCCGGATGCCTTGCGAAGATCCATCATCTGTACGTAGCCAACGGCCTCCTCGACCGTAGCACAGGCCACACCGGACCAGTTGTCGGTTGCGCATACGTGGATGAAGCCTTCGCTGTCCCCGTGCAGCTGTTCCAGCCAGTACCGGACAGCGGACTCATCAAGTGCCGGTTGACTACCTGTAATTTCCTCTGCTAGCATAGTCAAGCCTTTCTTGAGAGTCTGTTATGCACAGCCTGGTCGGGCTGAAACACTCCTTTCCTAGAAGGCCCCCGGATCTCTCCGGGGGCCTTCTGTGCACTTCACTTCACTTCACGTCACTGCTAGAACGGGTGCTGTGTCTGCTCGCCAGACCCATCCGTGGCACCACCGTTGCCCTGCTGGGCCTGAGCCCGTAGCCGATCCACTACCGAACCACCTACCGGGGGCGGTGGCGGGGAAGTTGGCGCTGCCGGTGGTGCCGGTGCCGCAACCGGAGCCGGTGCTGGTGATGTCGGTGCGGTCGGGACCGGAGGAGGTGGCGGAGGTGCGGCCGGTGGCTGATACGGAGCCGGCGGTGCCGGAGCCTGGTACGGCCCAGGAGCCGGGGCCTGGTACGGCTGCTGTGGCCACTGTGGCTGTGGCTGCTGTGGCCACTGCTGCGGGGCCTGCTGAGGCCACGGCTGGGTCTGCTGCTGAACCTGTGGCTGCGGCGGCTGCTGCGGGTTGGCCGCAGCCATGTTCACATCACCCTGGCAGGTTTCCATGAACTCCGGATGGGCCGCCAGCCACTGCGTGGCCAGGCCCTTGGTGTGCTCATCGGCGGTGAGGCTGTTGAATGTCCACGCTTCGAAGCCGCCCTGGGTCTTCTCCTTGGACACATACCCCAGGAACATCCCGCCGATCTTGGGCCGGAACGCGGAGATCAGCCGGCCCCCGAACCACAGTGCCCCGTTGTACTGGGCACCCTGGTTGTCCAGGTCCACCACGTTGATCCGGATGGCGTCGACCATGTCCTGCCGCTGGGTGCGGATCTGGGGGACGTACTCGATCGGGACGATGATCAGGCGCCGGTGCCTGGCCTCTTCGGCGGTGAACCGGTCACCGCCCTGCTGGGGTTCCTCGAACTGGTTACTGATTCCGGTTACCCACGATTGCGTCACTTCACGTCACCTTTACTTCTACTTGCCCGGACAGCCGTAGCCGTTGCTAGGGCCAGGGTCTGGAGTATAGAACCTACAGAAGGAACATAGCTGGGAGGGGGTGGGTGGCACCTGCATGACACGCCCGAGATCCTGGTCCGCGTCAAGTCGGACCAGCTGTTCGGCCAGATGGTACATGCGGGACAAAGCAGCCAAAGCTATACTTTCATCGTACGGTTGCGACCAAAGCCACTTGCCGGACAGCCAGCCGGCCCGAGGCAACATGATCAAACCTACTCGGTGAACCTGATAACCGGCCCTGGCCATCCCCATGCCGTACAGATGGACCTGGGTCCGGTAGGACTCCGGGGGACCCTCCTGCCGGTACTTGCTCAACCGCTGCGAGTTGACGGTCTTGAAGTCCCATACACACCCGGTCTCCAGGTCGTACAGGTCGCAATGACCCAGTACCAGGTCATCGATGACCACCTCGGTCTCCGTCAGCCACCGGGTCTGGTTGACCTCAGCCTGAAGCCCACTGAAGGCCAACTCCAGCCAGGAGTGCACCGACGTGCCCACAATCGCTGGCCACGGGTCGGTACGGGTGTTGACCGTAGGCGCATCCACCAGCCGGTAGGCCAGCTTGCGGTCACAGGCATCACCCAGCTCGCTCGGCCCCACCGCCTGCTGCCGGTTGCGGGCAGAACCCCCGTAGGCCCAGTGGATCACGTCGTCCAGGTCCCGGGCCATCGAGTCGTTCAGCGGGTCGGCACCGTCCGGGTCCACGAACGGTCCCGCGTCCCGGTTAGGTCCGCACGAGGGGTGGTAGCTCGGGTCGAGGCCCGGCTCCAGGTACGTGATGATCATGCCACAGGTTCGGCATAGGCCGTGGATCGTCACCTACACCCCCTGTGGCACCTCACCCAGTTCTGCCCGCTCCACGTACAGCCCCAACGGCCCTAAATCAACACACCTCAATGCCCCGGACTTGCACATCCGGTCCAAGGTGGCGTACGACCGGGCCAGGAATTGGCTCGCCTGTGACACGTGGACCAGGTCCACAGATCCTATGTCCGCCCGCCGGAGCGTGTCTACTGCCTGTTCGTACCATGCCTGGACCTTGTTGCAACTGTCCAGCGTCGGGGTGATCCCACCCGACTCCCATCCACGCACCGCTATCGGCTGCACCCCCATCATGTGTGCCTGCATGGTGACCGAGAGTCCCAGCTTGAGCCGTAGTTCACGCAGGCTACCGTCACGTATCAGCCGATAAGCCGGGTGGTCGTCAGGAGCCGGCCGCCGAAGCTGCCGGGGCGGGCTGTCGATGGCTACCATACAGCCAGGCTACACCCATACCGACCCGTTACCTGTCGAAAGCTTACCTATACCATTCCCTATATGGGTTTGAGTCTGGCGCGACAACTGGCACAGCTCCCAGAGGAGACTGTGCAGGGGTGGCTCCAGTCCCTATCCGATGACATGGTCGCCGAAATGGCCCGGGGGGAATGGTGGTACACCGCCCGCCCGGAACAGATCCCACCCGATGGGATCTGGTTCATCCACATGGTCCTGGCCGGGCGCGGGTTCGGAAAGAGCCGGGCCGGTTCCGAATGGCTGGTGGAACAGACCATCCGGCACCCGATCGACCGCCACGGGTTCGCCACCGAATGGTTAGTCATTGCGGAAACCACCTCCGACTCACGTCGAATCTGCCTGGAAGGCCCGTCCGGCATTCTGCGGGTACTGGAACGTAAACAGATCCAATACCGCCTCGTCCGGTCCCCGAAACCGACCATCACCATTCAGCCGGAAGGCACCAAAATCTACTTCGAGGGGGCCGACTCACCCGATGTGGGTCGTGGCTACAACGCCGCCGGTGGGTGGCTGGACGAAATTGCGAAATGGAGGGACCCGCGCCGGTCCTGGATTGAAGGAATCGCCCCGTCCATGCGAGCCGACCTCATGGAGGACCACCCCCGGGTCTTCGTCACCACCACCCCCAAGCCGATCACCCTGATCCGGGAGTGGGTGGAACGCGACGACGGCAGCGTGTCCATCGTCCGGGGCTCCACCTTCGACAACGCAGACAACCTGTCAGCGGTCATGTTGGAGGAGATGCGCAAACGGTACGAGGGCACCACGATCGGTCGGCAGGAGCTGTACGGCGAACTGCTCGACCTGCTGGAAGGCTCCCTGTTCAAGTGGACCGACATCCAGGCTAACCGTTTAAACATGGGGCCGGTCAACGTCATGGCCCGGGTGGTGGGGGTGGACCCATCACTGTTGTCTGGTGGGGATGAGGGGCTCACCAGCGGGCCTTCCGACGAAATGGGCGTCATCGTGGCGTCCCGGGATCATCGTAACCATATCTACGTGGTTGCTGACGAATCGGTACCGCTCGCCGGACGGGAAGCGGCCCTGCACATCTGGAACGTGTTCGGCCAGTACAAATGTGACTTCGTCGTCTACGAGAACAACCTGGGCAAGAGGTGGATGGCCGACGTTCTCACCGACGCCTACAAAGAGCTTCAGAAAAAGGGCGTCTTCCCGGCCAACACCACGGCACCGCTTAAGCCCGAACATTCACTGTACGGAAAGGTGCTGCGGGCCGAGCCGGTGGCGATGCGCTATGAACAGGGAGGAATTCACCACATCGGTGAGTTCGAACTGCTGGAAAAGGAAATGATGTACTGGGACCCGTTGGATGCCAGCAAGCACAGCTCCCCGAACCGGCTGGACGCCCTGGTGCATGCCTGTAGGCACCTCATGGGCACCGAGAAGCAGGTCGCCTCCATCCACACCCCCGGCTCGTACCAGCCGCAGCGGCAGCGTCGCCCCGACCCCGGTAACCGAAATATCGGCCTGTACACCCTTGGCAACCGGGTGGGAGGGGCGCTGCGCTGATTATGCTGGTCACATGCCCAGTGCGGTTATTCTGATCCTTCTAGCCCTTGCCGTGGCGGAAGTGACCTGGCTTGTGGTGGACGCAGCCATAACCGCACCTATGCGACGCTGGGTAACCAACCGGTTCGGGGTTGAGGGAAAGCTGACCTACCTGGTGCACTGCCCTGGGTGCACAGCGGTATGGGTGTCAGTGCCGTTGACCGGCATAACGTTTGCCACCCAGCATCTGGCCTGGGTGGCTTTCCTGGCGGTGCTGGCCATGGCCAAGCTGGCACCAATGGTGCTCTCCGCCGGTGACCGGCTAGAAATACGGGGCAGCTGATGGTCTTTCGCCGAAACAAACTGCCGGTACCCGGGTCCCTGATCGCTTCCGCCACCCGGATCACCACCTCCGACCCGGTGTGGAACGCCTACCGCCTTAGGGACCAGCAGTGGCAGTCGGAAACCTGGCGCCTGTACAACATCATCGGTGAGTTCCGGTTCGCTGCCAACTATGTCGGATCAGCCTGCTCCCGGGTCCGGCTGTTCGTGGCCGAGGTGGACGAACTTGGCCGAGTTGGAAACGAGGCCGAAGACGACGAAGTGCAGGCGGTGGCCGACACCCTGTTCGGGGGCGTGTCGGCCAAGTCGGAACAGCTACGTGCCATCGGCGTGAGCCTGACCGTGGCCGGGGAATGCTTCATTGTCGGTCGGGCCGCCAGCAGCGGCGTGGGCAAGCGGGACCGCTGGTACGTGATCGCCCCATCCGAGCTGCGCAGAAGCGCCGGTGGTATCCAGTTCCGGTTCAACGGGGAAGTGATCAAGCTGAACCCCAGCCGGGACATCATCATCCGGGTATGGACCCCACACCCGGGGTCCCCAGACCTGGCCGATGCACCAGCCCGGGCCGCCCTGCCGGTGCTGACCGAACTGGAACAGCTCAACTGGTACATCCAGAGCCAGCTGCTGTCCCGGCTCGCCCTGGGTGGGATTCTGCCCATCCCGAACAACATCGACTTCCCCAAGGATGACGGGACACCGGGTGGCACCGAAGGGCTGATGCAGGCCCTGATGGAAGCCATGACCACCAACCTCCAGCATCCCGGCACGGCCGCCAGCCTGGCACCGATCCTGCTCCAGATGGACAAGGAAGCCATCGACGTAATGCCGGACAAGCCGATCACGTTCGAGTCGATCCTGTCCGAACAGCACGTCCAGCTGCGTCAGGAAGCCATCCGTAGGCTAGCGACCAGCCTGGACATGCCGCCGGAGGTGTTGGAAGGGGCAGCGGAAACGAACCACTGGGGAATGTGGTATGTGGAAGAAAATGCCATCAAGGTCCACATTGAACCACTGGTGGTTCGGATCTGTGACGCGCTCAACGAGGCATACCTCGCTCCGGCGTTACGTGCCCTCGGAAGGGAGCCAGGCAGGTTCGCCCTCTGGTACGACACCGGACCACTGACCCACCGCCCCAACCGGCTCCAAGACACCCTCAACCTGTACGAGCGGGGCATCGTGTCCCGGGAGGAAGTACTGCGGGCGGGGGACTACAACCCGGACACGGCCGCACCGGACCAGGACGAGGAGAACATCCGCTTCATCAAGGAGCTGATGCTGCGCGACCCCGGCCTGTTCGCATCCCCACCGCTGCGGGAAGCAATCGGTATCGAGATTGAAACGGTCACTCCGATGGAGGTGGAAGGTACCGGGCCACCGCCACCACCAACCCCGGAACGTGATGTCACCGGCGACACGTCCCCCACTCCTGAGCTGCCTTCGGCGACCCGGCCGGCCAACACCACCCAGGACAACCTGATCGCAGCGGCCGACCTGGTCCCGGGACCCACCCCGCTGCTGATGGCAGCCGACATCCTGGTCACCGAAGCCCTGCGCAAAGCCGGCAAGCGGCTGCTGGCCAACCGCAGCCTGCGGGGCCAGTTCCGGGAAGTACCGGAGGAGCGCATCCACACCAAGCTGAAGGTCGCCTCACAGGATCATGTGGAGCGACTGTTGGAGGGTGCCTGGTCCCGGGTGGAAGCCTACGTGTCATCTGTCGACGTGGACCCGGCCGCGTTATCGGAGTCGCTGCATGACTACACGGGTGGGCTGCTGAAGGAGGCGGTCGGTCACGACCCGACCACGTTGCGGATGGTGCTGCGGGTGCGGGGGTTCCCGGCATGAGCAGCCCAGAGATCCGTCGGCACGTTCAGGCCACACTGCCCCGGGTGATGAGGGCGCTGCGGAGCTGGCTGGGTGCGGTCTCCGATGCGGTGCTGGCCCCGACAGTGCGGTTCCTTGGCCTGCCGGATGCGGTTGCGGTGTACTCCCAGATGCAGCTGTGGGAAAGTGAGGTCACCGGCCTGCGTCCGGAGCTGGAAACGGCGGCCAGGATCGGATGGAGCCAGGCATTCGGGCAGCCCACGTTCTCATCCACCAGCTCCCATGTACTGGAAGCCTTGAACGGCTCTCACGACTTTCTTATGCAGCTGCCGAACGAGGTCAACGGGATGGTCATCCGTGAAATCAGTGATGGCCTGTCGGCGGGACTGAGCCGGCAGGAGATCGCTGACTCGGTGGAGCAGCTGCTGACGATGACCGGCAACGACACGTTCCGCAACCGGGCTCAGCTGATCACCGGCACCGAGGTTACCCGGGCCGCCAACGCCGGGGCACTGGCTGCCGCCATCGACGCGCAGAACACGCTGGGGCCGATCCTGAAGCGGTGGAACGACACCGGGGACGACCAGGTACGCCAGTCACACGACCTGGCCGATGACACGGAGATCCCGGTGATGCAGCCGTTCGTGGTGGGTGGCTTCCCGCTGATGTACCCCGGTGACCCCACCGGGCCGCCATGGGAAGTCATCCAGTGCCGGTGTGATCTGAGTTTCAGGAGGGTCAATGGTTGACGGCCCGGTTTCCTCGATCCGGTTCCGGGGACTGATCGCCCCCGAGGAACCGGTCATCACCGGTGACTACCGCAAGTTCGCCCGGGGGTCGCTGAGCCACCGCAGGCTACCTCGCCCGGTCATGTTCACCCGGGACCGCAGCCAGGGGCACATGGGTTCCACTACCGTAGGACGACTGGAGCAGGTGGAGTACCAGCCCGGTCGGGGCTGGATAGGGTCAGGGTCCTTTCTGGGCCCACAGATCATCCCGGAGGTGGTGCAGGCCATCTACCTGGTCCGGCAGGGTGTCTCCACCCCCAGCGTAGACCTTCAGCCGGACGTGACCTACGAGGTCGTGCCCCACGACAACCAGCCGGATCGGAGCGTAGCGCGGGTCCTCAGGGGGCGCATAGCCGGGTTCACGTTCGTGCCGTTCGCCGCGTTCGAGGAAACCGAGATCACCGTTTCGGACGAGTCCGACCAGGCGATACTTGCCAGCGCCGGCATCGAACTGGAGCTGACCTCGTTCGCTGTCAACGGCAGCTCCTGGCGGCAGATGCCGATCGCCGACCGGGACGCCCCGTTCGAGTTCGAGGCCGCCATCGAACGGATTCTACAGTGGTCCAAGGGTCGCCCTGCCCTGTTCAACAAGGCATTCCTGTACCGCAACAACGAAACCGCCGACACCTCCCGGGTGGCCTACCACCTGCCCATCGCAGACATCATCAACAATGAGCTGACCCTGGTTCCCCGGGCGGTGCACTCCGCAGCCGTGTTCATGGCCGGTGGACACG